CAGTGCGACGACGAGCTTCGGTAGCATTCACGTCCAGGTTTTTGCGCTGGTTGCCAAGCTGCATCTCTTGAGAGTTCTTGTTCGACATTGCCTGAGCGCGAGCGGTGTTGAACTGAGACTGCCCAGCTTGGATGGCTGCCTGATAAACAGGGTCGCTTTCAAGCGAGTAAGCAGCACCAACTACAGCAGGTGGCTGAGAAGTTCCTTCATTAATTGACTCAAGTGGAGCCTTTTTAGCGTTTAAAGCATTAACATCTTCAATTGTCATACCAGAAGTATCCATTTTTATGTTACTTGAGGTTCGATTAAATGGATCAGTTAATGGAGCACCCTCTGGAACAAAAGAAGTAGTTGAAGTAGGAGTAGTAATGCCATTGTAAGCATTCTGCACAGCTTGCTGCTGAGCAGTCCCCTGAGCATCACGAATATTCTGGTAAGTTAAATCAGACACGGTTGCTGCTGGGGTTCTTGGAGCATTGTAAGCATTCTGCACAGCTTGCTGCTGAGCAGTCCCCTGAGCATCACGAATATTCTGATAGCTACCAGCTAAGGCGGCTTGTTTTGCAGCAGTTCCAGCAGCCTGTCCAGCCTTATAAACTGTGCCATATTTTTTAGCAGCAGCTATTTCAGCAGCGCGTTGACTAATGCTAGCCATTACATGAACCTTCCAACATTTGAGCTGCCCATAGCGCCAGCCTGGGCACTCTTCATAGCAGCAAGAACAGCATTGCGTTTTGCAGCAAGCTTGCGGTCACGGTTAGCGTAACCGGTCTTGTCAACAGCACCGCGAGTTGGTGAAGATGCGATGCTGTTATAGATCTTTGCACCCGCGGCGTAAGGGGTGAACTCAAAAGTGCCTAGCGACCCGCGCTCTGCCATTAGTTTGCTCCCTTAGAAATCTTTGCCTTCGCACCAATCATTGGGGTAATGCTGAAGACCTGGACAGGTGATGTAAACGCCGTACCGTCACAGTTCAAGTATAGTTCAAAGTACATGCGTCTAAAGCGGAGGGCATGGTTGAGCTTAGTTTCCATGCGAAGCACCTGCCCAGTAGGGAAGCTATCGATAATTGTAGCGACTGCGCTAGTTGGCTGGGTAATGTTATCCCAAGTTCTATAATTGATGTCGCCTGAGCCCTCGTAAGATAGGTCATCCCAGCTCTTGAAGCCAGTCTCGCCTTCGAAGTCTTTTGAGAGCTGGTCCCAGTTAGCCAACGGTGCAGTTGCAGGTAGCGCCACAGGGTAGGCGATTGCCTTGATTGGCAATGCTGAGGCTAGGTCAACAGTCCAGAAGTAAAGGCGCTTCCATTCCACAGGTGATTGGAAGTCGTAGATCTTAGTACGCAGCGAGCACTGGAATTCCTCTGAGCCAATGGCGGAGTTTGGCTTGTCTTCAATGCGGTACATTGAGAAGGCAGTCGTGCCAGCATCGCTTGGGCTACTTGCACCAGTAATACCAAAGTAAAGAAATTCTTCTAATTCTTCTGCGCGTCTCGGTACGGTAACGAAATACGCGACTTTGTTTGTGCTTTCCCACTCGCTCCACGTCTCAGTGTCTAGGTTGTAGGCGTATATTCCGCCATTATGCCAGACTAGCGCACGTCGACCAATAATGCTAACTGCGTGCTCGAAACGACGAGTGAACTCTTTGCCTTCAAACTTTACCTTCTGAGCATTGAGCGGGTAGTAAAGCCAGTTCTGGTACTTGTAGAGAATGCCGCCAGATAGGACGAAGTGCGCGTTCTCAAACTTGACAACTGATCGCTTTGATTCTGCACCAATGTCCTGTTGCATAGCCTGCATGGTGCCCTCTTCGGGCACGTCACCGTAGCTATAACGGTAGGTGGAGCGGTTACGGAAGATAACGATGTCGTTATAGCCCTGTGCAATTGCGGTGATCCATTGACCATCGCCGCCACCGATTTCGACATACATTAGGTTGTTATCAACATTTGTCCACACCCAGACGGAAGTTGATTCGCCTGATGGGCCAGCGGTTGAAACATTGCCCCAGTAGACAATGTTTGCAGTAGAGGTACCCTTGACTCCAAAGCCAAAGAAGCGGTTCTGGAATAGTTCAATGCCAGACATGTAAGGCATCGAAGTGGTTGCAGTAAAAGTGCCAGCTTCCCAGTATCCGCCTGACTGAGTTTCAGAACATAGAACAATCTTGTTCAGGTACTGAGTGCAGTCTGAAGCTTTAAAGGTTGCAATCTGCGTCCAAGCGTGGGTGAGCACATTGAAGATCCAGGTCTTACTGTTAGTTGACGCAACAAGGTAACGGTCGCCGTTCGCCTGTACATAAGTGCCAAGTAGGTCAAATGGTTCGCCAGTGACAGGAGTTACGACATTAGACCCAGAGTGCTGCTGAATGTAGATAGGCGGGCGTGACATAAGAGCACCGTTAGGTGAAAACTCAAAGTTAACAATTGAAGCAAGCTCGCTGTCAGCAATTGCTGATTGGTCCCAGTAGTTGTTTAGACCACCAGTAAACTGCTGCAGTGTTGCTGAGCGTTGACGGATGATTGTTGACATTTATAGCCAATCTGATGGGTCTGCAAGAACCTGATCGTAAAGCGAGGATTCGACTGAGTTTTCCTTGTTGCTTAGGCGGTTTAGGCCATCACGGAACTGGCGGTCCTTGTACGCTGCTGCGTCATAGTTCTCATCCATCTCCAAGGCTTGCGAGATGACATAGTTGACAAGCTGGTTAAAGTAGCGGTCTGGGATGTTTACGGTGTCAGTTAGCGCAGCAAGCGAAGTTGGGTTCTTGATGTACTCAAGCTTCAAGCCGTTAGTGATTGACTTGTTTGGCACTGGGTAGAAGGTTACAACACCTGCACGCTCGTACCAGATCTCTGGACGGTCTGCACGCTCAAGCTTGGTTGGGTCATACTTCATAATGAACTCGCGAGCTTCCTGCGGAGTTACATTGTCAATTGGGTAGCCGTCAATATAGATGGCTTCAATGAGAAGAACTTTGTCTGAAGGGAAGGTGTAGTCGCTCTGACCCGATACAAGGTTGGTGACCTTCATGTCGCGAAGAATTGGGTTTGAGTTTACAATCTCGCGCTGACCATCATTGATCCAGTGCAGGATTGATACATCCTCAAGCTGTGCGCCAGAAGTGTCACCGAACTGCGAGCGAACTCGTGAGCCGATGTCGTTTCCTGTGTAGGAGAATTCTTCTGCTGGCATAGTTACCTTCTAAGAGTTTGGCCGTCGTGACGGTAGGTGTTCTTGTTGGATTTCATGATGGACTTCATGACATCCTTTTTCTCGGCACGCCACTCTTCCTCGCGCTTTGCCTCAAGCGCAGCATTTGCCATCTCTAACAAGTGTAACTTATTCACCTTAGAGTTAGGATCGTGCATGTTGTTTTCTAATAGACGGGCCACTAGGCGGTGGTTAACCTCAGCCTCTGCAACATTGGTAATCAGGTAGGCAGGGAGCATGTGAGGTTCGTCGATCAGAGCGAAGTGGCGCTCTGGGTCAAACTGTGGGTGATCAGGTGGCATACGAATAAGGCGCACGGTTGGGAAAATGTCTTTAATTACTGCGGCTACTCTGCGATGTTCATCTGAGTGCAGTCCGTCTATCTGCGAGAAATCAATCATGTATCTATTGTAATAAAAAACCCCGCTACCTGGCGAGACGGACCAAGTAGCGGGGAGTTTTTATTTACGGCTTATAGCTCTGCGATGTTCGAGAGCTTAGCGTGTGCGTTACGACGGTAGGTACCAATTTCCGAGTACTGGAAGATGGTTGCCTTGTAAGCGTCGGTGTCGCCTGCGCGGGTCCACATTGAACCATCGCGGTCCATCCATGCCCAGTCGCGCTTGCGGTTGATGACTAGCTCGTTTGAAGACAAAGCGTAAAGGGTTCCCTTTGGCGCTGCGTAGTCTGAAACGAACTTGATTGGCTTACCTAGAGCCTCGAAGGTGAATGAACGCTGGCCACCAGTTAGGGTTGCACCGTTGGTGAACTGGCGCAAGCTAGTTAGCAAGTTCCAGTAAGCGTTGTAAACACCAGGAGAAGCTAGGAATACGTCAACTTCGCCACCCTGCTTGTCAACCTTCTGAACGAGGTTGATCAATGCTAGCTCGGTTAGGGTACCTGGGGTACCTACTGAGCCAAGGGTTTCTACAGTTGAGTTCCATACGTCAACAGTTGCACCATCAATGCCGTGTAGCGAAGTGCCAGAAGCAACAATCGCGCCAAGACCAGTTAGTTCCTTGTTGAATGAGTTAGCGCCTGATACACCGCGAACGATGATGTCACCAGCGGTAACGGCAACAGCGGTGTCGAATACTACAACACCAGTTGACTCGTTTACAGAAACAACTTCGATACCTGCGTACAGAACGGTAGGGGTTCCGTCAACTAGGTCGGTTCCTGCAAGAAGCGAAACAACCATGCCTGGCTCGATGAAGTGAGCGTCAACGAAGTCTACTGAGGTGTCAGCAGTTGAGTCAGTGGTCTTTACTACACCGAGGGTACCTGAACCATCACCGTAGATCTGGCGGTTTAGGTCGCGAGCTAGGTCGCGCTTTAGGCCCTTGATTTCACCGTCAACAACGTTGATGAATGAGTTGTAGTTGTCTGCAGCCTGCTCGAATAGCTGACCATCAACCTCGATAGCACCGTATAGGTTCTTGAGGTATAGGTGAGCCTGCTTGTACTTCTGTGCGCCTGCTACTGGTAGAGCTTCGCGAACGCCACGCGCACCGATGCCCTGGTTACGACCGATGTGAGTGTCAAAGATGACCTCTTTACCGTTCTGGGTGATGTGCTGTGATGATGCTTCGATGAACTCCAGTGCTGGGTTCTTGTCGCGTAGCTGCTCGTGAAGGTCGCCGTAGACTAGCTTCAGAGCGTCTGATGCGAAGGTTAGGATTCCCTGACCTGCCATGATTCACTCTCCTAAGAGTAAGTTGTAAAACAAAGATTAATTTTGCCCTCTGCCCTGACCACTCTTAGGTGGCTGTACGTAGACACTAATAGTTTATAGCAGAAATAAACCCCT